ATAGTCAAGATGATTGCAGCCGGCACCGTTCCAGCCGTTTCGATTAAATACTGAGGTCATCATGTCGAATATCGCAATAATCGAGCAGGACATTTACGGCGCAAGAAATTCGTTTGCGTCCGTGCTGACAGATCCGTCATTGAATTTTGAGCGCGAGGCCGGCTTTGCCTTGCAGACTTTCCACAGCAACGACTTTGCCGCCAAGATCGCGATGAGCAATCGCCAGTCGGTCGTCAATGCAGTGACCAACATTGCAGCCATTGGCATCAGCCTTAACCCGGCAAAGCGCCAAGCGTATCTGGTTCCGCGTGATGGTCGTATCTGCCTGGATATAAGCTATATGGGCCTGATGGATCTGGCCATGGCTACCGGGTCAATCAAGTGGGCGCAGGCTGAGCTTGTGTATGGCCTGGACAGCTTTGCGCTTAACGGCTTTGACCGCCCGCCGACTCACACCTATAACCCGTTCGCAAAAGATCGCGGTGATGTGGTCGGCTGCTATGTCGTGGTCAAGACCGCTGACGGCGATTACCTGACTACCTGCATGAGCCGGGAAGATATCGACGGGATCATGAATCGATCGCAGTCGGTGAAGTCGGGCAAGTCATCGCCATGGAAAACAGATTATGGCGAAATGGCCAAGAAGACGGTGGTTAAACGGGCCTACAAGTATTGGCCTAAAACCGAGCGGCTGGACAAGGCAATCCACCACCTGAACACCGACAGCGGGGAAGGCTTGGCGACTATGGCAGGAACTCAACCGGGTGGCGACTTGGCAGACAAGTGGATTGCCCAGGTAGTTAACAGTGAATCACTGGAAGCCCTGCAAAGCGTCTGGCTGGCTGGCAAGGCTGAAATGCAGGCCGCCATGGATGTTCACGCATTCGCAGCACTAAAGAAGGCCGTAGAGCAGCGCAAGTCCGCACTAACCACGCAACAGGAACCGATTGAAGGCGAGGTAGAAAATGGAACAGCTAACTGAGGATTGGCGCAATGCGCGGCTAGGTCAGGTGACGGCCAGCAAGGTTAAGGATGTGATGGCCAGCGGGCGCGGCGGCGCGCCTTCTGCTACCCGCACGAACTACATGGTTCAACTTCTGTGCGAGCGCCTGACCGGCACGTGGGAGGAAGGCTTTACCAGTGCGGCTATGGCGCGCGGCACTGAGCTGGAGCCGGTCGCACGCCTTGCCTATGAGCTTATGCAGGATTGCGATGTTCAAGAGGTCGGGCTAATCCAGCACCCGAAGATTGCCAACTTTGCAGCATCTCCAGACGGCGTGATCCTGATTCCCAATGGTCGCGGCGGGCTGGAAATAAAATGCCCAAACACTGCGCAGCACGTCGCCGTTATGCGCGCCGGCAAGCATGACAGCCAATATGAATGGCAGATGCTGGCGCAGATGGCTTGCGCTGAACTGGAGTGGGTTGACTTCGTTAGCTTTGACGACAGGCTTCCGGAGGAATTGCAGTACGTTTGCCATCGCTACAACCGGGACGAAGCGCGCATTCGTGAAATGGAAAAGGGTGTAACCGAGTTCCTGGCGGAGCTTGCTGATCTGGAATCCGATATGCGTCAGCGGATGGCAGCTTGATTACCCTAGCCGACCTACAGCCCTACGAATCAGCCGGAGTTGTCGCAGCTGCGCGGGCTTTGCGCCTGCACACCACGACCGTGCATCGCCTGGCTGATCGCCTTGGCTTCAAGTTCAAGACTTGCACAGAGCGCGAGCAGTACCGGCGCGAGAAAGCACGAAAGGCCATGGCCCCCAAGATCCGCGCAATGGCCGCTAAATGCATGACGCAGGCACAGATGTGCGCAGAGCTTGGCGTAAGCCGCGAAGTGTTGCGAAGAGCCGCAAGAGAGGCAGGAATTAACATAAACAGCCGAGCGCTGTACTAACCGGGCGGCCCAAACCCGCCCGAAACCCTAGATTAGATGGAGTTAACTGGCATGACCAACTGCACAAGAAAACACCACGCGACCCGCGCCAGGGTTGAAGAGCTGCTAGCGCAAGGATGGAGCATTGCAGGTCGCGAACCCTTGCGGCTGGCGCGCGGTCGAGCTGCGTTAGAGGTTCGGGGGAATGGGATTATTGTGGCGGGGTGACTAGTGAAGCGTAACTACCAAGTCAAGGTTAAGGGCAAGCCTGCATTCACCATGGGCGGCCTGGAGCCAGACGAAGACGCCTGGCATGTGTGCTGGTGCGTGTTCGGCTCAAGACTCGAATGGGTAAAATAACCGCTTGACGTGTTGTCGGGTTGCGATAATACTGCGCCTACCGAAACGACAGGAGCCACCACCATGACACGCGAACAACTCGCCCAAGCCACAAGCGCATACGCCAGCAGCGGCGGCAAGATCAAGCAATGCGCGGACGGTGATCACGCAATACGACTTGTGCCGCGCAACCTTTGGCAGTGCCAATGCGGTTGCCATGGCGACTTCACCGATCACAGCATGCGCGCTGGCGAGTCTGGCCGTTGCGCTAGCGTCATTATTCGATAGGAGCCACCACCATGCCAATCCAAGCCACCCGCTGCGCTCAAAAAGAACTAGCCGACATGGCCTACTGGCAGAAGCCAGAGAATGGTGGCCACACATTCCCGCGCGGCTCAAAGATTCCTGATTCAACTCTGGAAAAGCCGGAAGCCTGGCACCTACCTAGCCGAGCCGCCATGGCTGTCAGTGCCGTGATGCTGGTTGTCGTCTACTGGATTTTGAAGGTGGCGGCATGATCTACATACCGCCACGCGACTGCGCCGAAGACGGCCATTCGTGGATATTCGCCGGCTACGATGAAGGCCGACCTTGTTACCGCTGCCGCTGCTGCGGCTTGGAGTCTAGCTAATGAACGACCAACAACGAATCGAAACAGCCGCCGACAACTGCGAAGTGCTGCGGGCAAGGCTGGCGCGGTATGAGGATGCGGATGGTAAGCCGATCACAACCATTGCTGAGCAGGCGCGGGAGATTGAGCGTCTACAGCTAACCTGCAACGATCTAGACGACCAGAATGACCGGATTTATGCCGAGCTTGCCGAACTGAAAGCCCAGCCGGGCAGGGTGGTGATGCCTGACTCTGAGCACATGCAAGACATGATCGACCGGCTTTGTGACTCGGCCAGCAAAGAGGATGCCGTTTTCGGTTGGCACGAATGCCTAGAGTTCGTCGCACGCCTCAACTCATCCCCTGTCAGCGCTGGTGATGATGCGCAATATCCACCGTGCGATTACTGCGCGGAACCGCTGAGCTATCACCCATGGCACGGCAGCGGGCCGATTAACGGTGTTGAGTCGCGCCATATCCATGCTTGCGATAAGTGCCGGCATCTGCTGCCGACTGTCAGCGCTGGCGATGATCGCGAAACAATCCGCGCCGTGTTCCTTCGTAACGGGTTCACGATCAAGGAAGGGCAAGCCGACCTGAAACCGTATGTCTACGCCGCTGCGGGTGAGCTGATGAGTATTGCCCGCGCCGCCCTCTCAGCGCCTAGCCATGGTGAGCAGGTGCGGGAGTGGAGCCTGGCAGCGGACGAATTGCCATCTTGCGGTAAGCCAGTCCTAGCCTACTACCTGAACAGTCACGGCATGGGCCGGCGCATTCGAGCAATGCACGTCAAGCGGTTCACGGTTGAGGCCGAAGAGTTCGCAGACCCTGAAACCCAGTGCTGTGAGTACAGCGAGCAGGATGACTGTTACTACACGACTGAGGGATGGTACGAACTGATCGACAACTGGCCGGATTATTCGAGCTGTGCAGTTATTGAGGGTGTCATCACTCATTGGATGCCACTACCCGCCGCCCCATCAGCAGGCAGTCAGAAGGAGCGGGGCCATGACTGACAAGTGGGCAGATTACAAAGAAAAGTTCTGCGGGTGCAAAGATGCAAGCCGCCTAAATTCATGCAGGGGCCTGAAAAACTGCGAGCTTCCAGCTAGTAATGCTGATCGCCAAAAAGCAGAAACTGAACGCAACCAGCAGCGGAGTAGCTAACGATGGACGAAGAACTGAAAGCGTGCCCGTTTTGCGGTGAGACGCTCAGGATCAATAACGCCAGACTTGCCGTGCATTCACGCAATTCTGAATGCCTGCTAAGGCAGCAGCCGATAGTTGTTGACGATAA